ACAGAGGCTGAAAGGAATGTTTTAAGAAATGCCTGCACAACAAGTAATAGTAGAAGTGTTATTTTTTATGTTAGAACGATAATAGGTGGAAACACATTCTATTCAACAATAACAAAGACACTTTCAATAATAAATGGAAATCCAACTTTTTCATCAAGTAATATTTCATACAAGGATAATAACAGTACTACTACGGCAGTTACAGGAAACAACCAACAACTGGTTCAAAGTTTATCTGATTTATTGGTAACAATAACGAGTGCAACTGCAAAGAAAGGTGCAAGTATTACTAAATATGATGCAACAATTAATAATGTGACTCGAAGTATAACGAGTGCAGGTAATATTGATTTTGGAACTATTAATTCATCAAGCGATTTAACATTATCAGTAAAAGTAACAGATAGTAGAGGTAATACAACTACAGCTACTAAGACTGTTACTTTTTTAGCGTGGTCGTTGCCTACTGCTGTAATATTACTAAAAAGAAAGAATAATTATGAAGATGAAACCTATCTAAAAGTTAATGCATCCTTTTCAAGTGTTGATTCCAAAAATAGATTAACAATTAAGTATCAATATAAGAAAACAACAGACAGTTCATATTCATCATTAGTTACGATAAATAACAACACTCAAGTTACGATGTCAAAAGATAAGAACTATGCTTGGGATTATAAGATTATATTAACGGACTCATTTGGAACAACAACATATAACTTGATGTTAGCAAAAGGTAAATTCATTTTATTTGTTGATACTAAAAAGCTATCAGTAGGAGTTAATTGCTTTCCATCAAATAATGAATCCCTGGAAGTTAATGGATGCCAAGTTCTAGAGTATGATGTTATTTCGAGTTGGTAGGAGGTATGCATGAGTAAGGCTATTCAATTAAAAAATAGGTCTGGAGAAAAAATATACCCTTGTCCCTATTATCCAGTTGGAAGTATTTATTTATCAGTAAATAGCACTAATCCTAGCACTATATTTGGTGGAACATGGGAGCAAATAAAAGATAGATTTTTACTAGCCTGCGGAAGTACATATTCAAATGGAAGTACAGGTGGAGAAAGTTCACATAAATTAACTATTGATGAAATGCCTTCTCATAATCATCAACAAAGAGTACAAAATACTAGTGGTTATGGAGGAGCAGATGGTCAAGAAGCAGGAACAGGATGGGGAGGTTCATATCATTATGCCAATTGGTGTCAGTCAACAGGTGGTGGAAAATCGCACAATAATATGCCACCTTATTTAGCGATATATGTTTGGAAGAGGGTGAGTTAATGGGAAAAGGAATTCAATTTAAAAATAAAGGTGGAGAAAAAATATATCCTTGTCCTTTTTATCCAGTTGGAAGTGTGTATATATCATTTAATAGCACAAATCCATCAACTTACTTTGGAGGATCATGGGAACGAATTAGGGGTAGATTTTTATTAAGTGCAGATGATAGTACCTATACTGTAAATAGTACTGGTGGAGAGGCAACACACAAATTAACAATTAATGAAATGCCAAGCCATGGTCACGAGGCAGTTTCAACAAGTGGTTCTGATCGTGGGTTAGCATTATATCCATTTAGTATGATTACTCAAAATTATAGGACAGCGGATGCAAATGTAATAAGACCAACTGGAGGCAATCAAGCCCATAATAATATGCCACCTTACATTGTTGTATATATGTGGAGGCGAACTCCATGAGTAAATCAATTAAGTTTAAAAATAATACATACTTGGATACATCTAGTATTGCACATAATAATCAACCTTTGAGTGACATAATAAATAGCTGTAGAAAAGAAAATAACGGGTATACAAAATTATTAAATGGAATCATATTGCAATGGGGCACCAAAACAATTACTGGTATTACAGCTAATGAACAAAAGGAAGATGTTAATTTTAATATTGCTTTTCCTAATAAATGCTTTAACGTACAGGTAACTTTAAATGATGTAGGCTATGGTTATCAAAGATTTACTACGAGTGTTGGAGTACCTACAATTGAAAAAGGGAAATTTGTAGCAAACTTTAAAAGTACAACTGATAAGTATTCCAGCATGAATGTGTCGTTATATTGGTTTGCTATTGGATATTAAGGAGGTAACAATGAGTAAAGCTATAAAGTTTAAAAATAATACCTATTTAGATAGTAGTTCAATTGTACATAATAAAGAACCTTTAAGTGAAATTATAAACTCTCCATTAAAGACAAGTGCAATGAATACGTATAATGCGAAGAAAAATCAAGAAAACTATATAAATTCAATTAAGTTAGGTAAAGGTACATGGTTAATAATTGGTGAGTGGAGATATGAAGGATTTGATGCATCAACTTGGACATCAATGATAAATACAACCTATTCAGGAGCATCATCAAAGTATGACAATGATGGATATGTTAATGAAGAAATAACAGGTTTGTTGGTTAATACAAGTAATACAGAAAAAACCATATATTTAAATTTATGGCCAAGATTAAAAGATATCCAAGTAAAATCTACAATGGCTGCAATTAGAATTAGATAAAATAGGAGGTATAAAATGAAATCAATTTTTAATTTTATAACTGGTACGGTGCTGACAACAGTAGTGTACTTTTTAGGAGGTTTGGATGTGGCACTTAAAACATTATTAGTTTTCATATTACTCGATTATATTACAGGAGTATGTGAGGCAATAACAAAGAAAAAGCTCAATAGCATCATTGGTGCTAAAGGAATAGTAAAGAAAATAGGTTACTTGATTATAGTTGCTTTATCAGTTCAGTTAGACAGAATAACTGGAGAAACTGGTGCAATTAGAACTCTTGTAATCTATTTTTTTGTAGCAAATGAAGGAATTTCAATTTTAGAAAATTGGGGATCTATGGGGTTGCCATTACCTAAAGTAATTATTGAAACATTGGAACAATTAAAAAGTAAGAATGGAGGAGAATAATATGGAAAGAAAAGGTCTAGATATATCTTCATACCAAAGAGGAATCAACTTTGATGTAGTAAAGTCAAATGTTGATTTTTTAATTTTAAGAGCTGGTTTTACTGGTTGGGGTGGAGATGGCACTAATAAAAATAAAGATAGTTGCTTTGAAGATTTTTACAATCAATCAAAAGCAAGAGGAATACCAGTTGGTGCTTATTGGTATAGCTGTGCTAATACTTATGAAAAAGGAAGAGCAGAAGCGGAATACTTATATAATAATTGTTTGAAAGGAAAGCAATTTGAATATCCTATTTATATAGATGTTGAAGAAAATAGACATCAACAAGTAGGAAAATCAAGAATGGCAGAGGCAATAAAAGGTTTCTGTGAATACTTAGAAGGCAAAGGGTACTATGTAGGTATTTATGCTAATAGTAATTATTTTAATAACTTTATAGATACTGCAAAATTATATATGTATGATAAATGGTTAGCGGTATGGACAAGTAATAAACCATCATTTAGATATGGTGATTATGGAATGTGGCAAAATTCATCTAGTGGCTATGTTGCTGGAATGAGAGTTGATACAGACTTTGCTTATAAAGATTATCCAGCAATAATTAAAAATGCTGGTTTAAATGGTTATTCAAAAGGATCAAGTGAACCTGCAAAACCAGAGCCAAGTAGGAAATCAAATGAAGAATTAGCTGATGAAGTAATAAATGGAAACTGGGGTAATGGAGAAGATAGAAAAAGAGCACTTACTAATGCAGGATATGATTATGCTGCAGTTCAAGCAATAGTAAATGCTAAACTAGGAGTTACACCTAAACCATCTGCTAGATATTATACAGTAGTAAAAGGTGATACCTTATGGGCTATTGCTAAAAAATACTATGGCGATGGAAATAGATATCCAGAGATTGCAAGAGCTAATAACATAGCAAATCCAAACATTATACATATAGGTCAAAAATTATTAATACCATAAATTAAAAAGGACAACCTAATCGTTGTCCTTATTTTTTTTGCTCATTTTTTCAAGAAACTCACCGTACTCGGTGTAATCCTCAAATAACTTTTTGTCTAGTTCTTCAATGTCTTTCTTTGTATAGTGAACTTTGTTTTCCCAATCACGATGTAGCGATTTAAAAAATTTAGGTGGTTCACTTTCTTCTAATTCTGCCAAGAATTTATGTCTTGACTTAATTTGTTCTTCTAAAGCCTTGATGGAAATTTCGGTAAATTTGTTATTGTGGATTTCCATTAAGTCTAAAAGCTTTTTATTTATTTCCTGTGATTCTTTTAAGGCTTCGATTAGTTCTTCTTTAGACATCTTTTCATAGTCCATGTAAATCACTCCTTTTTTTAATTCGTAAACATTATACCATAAAAATGGAAATTCGGCACAAAAGGTCACTTATTTTTTATAAAAAAAATGAAATAATACCTAATAGGGTGATTGATATGAAAGAATATAATTTCAATAAAAACATCAAGTCAGTCATATGCCAAAATATAAAAAAGTACAGAAACGAAAAGAAAGTAAGACTGATGGATTTAGCTGAAGCTGTGGATGTAACTCCTGATCATTTAAAAAGAATTGAATCTGAAAATGACAGAAATAATATATCATTAACAACCCTATATAAAATATCCATAGTTTTAGATGTTGGTATTGAAAAGTTTTTTGAAGAATAAAGAGATATGAAAACAAAATCATATCTCTTTTAATTTTAATGGATTTTCTTCAACTATTTCTAGTTTATACTTTTCTTTCAATATTTGTTTCATATCAGAAATAACTTTATCAGTATTTTCAAAACTACTATTGAAAACATCAGCTGCCGAATTAAAATGTTGTTTTAATGATGACTTACCAAGTACATCTAGTTCATAACTTTTTGCTAGATAAAATGCTATATAAGGTGCTGCAACATTCTCTTCAATATAACGTTCGCAATCAAGCACAAATTTATTTTGATTTATTTCATCATACATAAAATTAATCCTCCTAGCTTTTATATGTCACTCTTTTTTTATTAAAAGTCAAGTGATGATAAAAGCTATTTTTTTTGTTTATAGGTTAAAAATCGCATACTAATTTTTGACTGTTATTTAGGAGGTAATAGTCAATGGATGAAATACAAAGACAAAAAATTAGAAAGTTAAGAAGTCAAGGATATGGGTATTTAAGAATATCATCTTTGCTAGAAATTTCTCCAAATACAATTAGATCCTTTTGTAAAAAGGAAAATATAGCAGGATACATTAAAACTGGAGAACAATTAAGAGGAAAAGATAATCTCCAAGTGTGCAAACAATGTGGAAAGAAGTTCTACCAAATAGCAGGAAGGAAAAATAAAACATTTTGTTCAGATAGTTGTTGTAAGGTTTATTGGACTCTTCATAAAGATAAGCAGCGTAGGTTAATTCCTCAAAAGTATAACTGCATTATTTGTAATAAGGAGTATTTTGAATACCCATCAAGAAACAGAAAGTATTGTTCCAGGGAGTGTTACTACATTAGCAAGCGTAAGGTGGTGGGCTCTGATGAAACTTAAAAATGAACTTGCATATCAAATTACGATGAACTATTTAAAAGATATGCTAAAAAAGAAGATTATTTCAAGAGAAGAATACAATCAAATGATGGCTGAATTTAAAGAAAAGTACGCTCCAAAAGTTAGCCATTTATTCTTTGAAATAGCCCAATAACGCTTGATATATACATCATTTAGAGTGATATATAGTAATAGTAAAAATGGAGGTGTGAGATGCGTAAAATAACAAAACTAGAAGTAAAAAACATTGACCTTCCTAAACTTAAAAAAGTAGCTGCTTATGCCAGAGTATCAGTTGAAAGAGGTAGAACGCTACATTCTTATTCTGCTCAAGTTAGTTATTACAATGATTTAATACAAAAAAATCCTGAATGGGAGTTTGCAGGGGTTTATGCAGATTTAGGTATAAGCGGTACTGGTATAGAAAAGCGTAATGACTTTAAAAGGTTATTGCAAGATTGTGAGGAAGGCAAGATTGATATTATTCTTACGAAGTCAGTTTCAAGGTTTGCTAGAAACACAGTTGACCTTTTAAAAGTAGTAAGACATTTAAAAGAACTAGGAATTGAAGTTAGGTTTGAAAAAGAAAATATCAATTCATTAACTGGAGATGGAGAACTTATGCTTTCTATCCTTGCTTCATTTGCACAGGAAGAGACAATGTCAATTAGCAAAAACGTAAAATGGGGTATTAGAAAAAAGTTTGAAAAAGGAATACCTAATGGTGGATTTATTATCTACGGCTACAGATGGAAAGATAAAAAACTTGAGGTAGTTCCCGAAGAGGCTGAAGTGGTTAGATACATTTATGATAATTATTTGCAGAATAAAGCCTACCAAAAAGTAGCTGCAGAATTGAATGAGTTAGGTTATAAGGCATACAAAGGTGGCAAGTTCAGTCCATCAAGTGTACGTGAAATATTAAGTAACATTACTTACACAGGCAATTTGCTACTTCAAAAATATTATATTGTCGATCCAATAATTAAAAAGGAAAAAAAGAATACTGGGGAGCTTACTCAATATTATGTTGAAAACAATCATGAGCCAATCATATCGATGGAACAGTATGAGAAAGTTCAAAAGGAAATAGAAAGAAGAAACAAACTAGGTCAAAGAGCGAATCAATCTTTACATATTACTTGTTTTACTTCTAAAGTTAAATGTCCTCTATGTGGTAAGAACTATAGAAGAAGTGGCAAGAAAAACAGGATGGGAAAAGATTATACCTATTATGTTTGGGTGTGTCTAACTAAAAGCGAAAAAGGTGCAAAGTACTGTGGTGCTAAAGTAATACCAGAAGAAGAATTAAAAATTGCTACTTGTAATGCTTTAGGTTGGAGTGAGTTTGACTCTGAATTATTTGATGAAACAATAGAAAAGGTTGTACCAATTGGAGAAGATATGCTGGAGTTCTATCCTTATGATGGAGAAGTTATAAAACAAGAATGGCATTCAACAGCAAGGTCAAGAGGATGGAATGAAGAGAGAAAACGTATAACCATAGAGAAAAGATTAAAAACACTGGAGGCGAAAAAGAATGCAAAAGAATGTTAGAGCGATACCAGCATCGGTTAATTTGTATAATGCAGAAACAATTACTAATAAGAAAAAAAGAAGAGTAGCTGCTTATGCTAGAGTTTCAACAGACCAAGAAGAACAATTAACAAGTTATGAGGCACAAGTTGATTATTATACAAATTATATTAAATCAAGAGATGATTGGGAATTTGTAGATGTTTATACTGATGAAGGTATAAGTGGTACATCAACCAAGCATCGTGAAGGATTTAATAAAATGGTTAAATCTGCATTAGCAGGAGACATTGATTTAATCATCACAAAGTCAGTTTCAAGATTTGCTAGAAACACAGTAGATAGTTTAACAACAATAAGAAAATTAAAAGATATAGGATGTGAGTGTTACTTTGAAAAGGAAAACATCTGGACATTTGATGGCAAAGGAGAACTATTACTTACAATAATGAGTTCATTAGCTCAAGAAGAAAGTAGATCTATATCAGAGAACGTTAAATGGGGACACAGGAAGAGATTTGCAGATGGAAAAGTAACAGTTCCATTTAATCATTTCTTAGGTTATAAAAGAGGAGAAGATGGAAACCTTGTAATAGATGAAGAACAAGCAGTAATTGTGAAACGAATATACAGAGAATACTTATCTGGCTCAACTGCTGTAGCAATAGCAAAAGGTCTAACTAATGATGGAATCGAGACTCCAGGACATAAACAGAAATGGCACGCATCAACTGTAAGGAGCATTCTTACAAATGAAAAATATAAAGGCGAGGCTTTACTTCAAAAGTATTACACACCAGATTTCTTAACAAAAAAGCAAAAAGTAAATAATGGAGAAATACAACAATACTATGTTGAAAACAATCATCCAGCAATTATAGAACCAGAAATATTTGAAATGGTAAGGATTGAAAAGGATAGAAGGCTGATGCTTAATGGGAAATATAGTGGGACTGATATATTAACTTCAAGAATTAAGTGTGGTGAGTGTGGTGGAAGTTATGGTGCGAAGGTATGGCACTCATCATCAAAATATAAAAAAGTAATTTATCAATGTAATAGAAAGTATGCAGGAAAAGAAAAATGCAAGACACCTGCAATAAGAGCAGATGATGTTGAGGCAAGATTTGTAAATGCAGTTAATTCTATAATTGAAAACAAGGACGAGATAATTTCAAATCTAGAAATGGTGCTTGATAAGATATGTAATAAAAAAGAGTTATCTGAAGAAAAAGAAAAATTGGAAAAAAGCTTAACAGAACAAGTAGAAAAAATACAAGACTTAATTGAAATTAATTCAAGAGTAGCACAAAACCAAGAAAAGTATAAAAAAGAATATGATGCTCTAATAAAGGAATATGAAGAAACAAAAAGCAAGTTTGAACAGCTAGAAATTGAATTGTCTAAAAAAGCAGCAAAGCATCAAATGATAAAAGATTACATTAATACCTTAAAGAAACAAGACAAGCCTCTTGAAAAGTTTGATGGATTAATGTGGGGTAGCTTACTTGAAAGTGCAACCATAAAGGATAAAGATACAATAGTGTTTAAATTCAAAGATGGAACAGAAATAAACGGATAA